AAGAGTTCAGCCGCCTGCTCCATAAAGAATTGACGGGCTGGGTGCCTGAAATTATGGGATGGTACGATAGACAGAGACTGAACAAAGGAATGCTAGCACCATGACAAATGATGGACACACTGTATGGACTGACTTCCGGTTAAACCGCCTTGCCGCCGACGTCGAAGCTAATACAGCAACCTGTACGGAGCTGCGTCTCACAGCAGAAGCATTGCTGCAAGTTGTCACCATACACCAAAACAATTTCGAGACAGTTTCACGAGACGTTCTAGGCTTACAAGTAGAAATCAGACGACTTGTGGAGGAGTTGCGGGGTAGGAATCAGTAACTCCTATCCTGTTAATTCCCTAGTTTGTACCCCATGAAATAGGACTGACCTGATCCTCCTATTATCGTATAGGAGGTACTCGAACCGCTACAGTTTGTCTGAACTTTAACTGTTTGTCCTGCTAGAACTGAAGCTATACAACTTACATACAATGGAAAGTCTTCTGTTGTCCCGTAAGTTGTATATACTGCTTGAGCTATTGACGTTGAGTTAATCAACAGCTGTATCTGAATGTTAATTCCAGATGCACTAGGTGCGTTAATGTGACAAAGAGAAGCTAAAAAGTAAACTCCCCCTTGTCCTGTTGGACAGGTGAATATACTACTGGTTCCTATAGCGCTGTCTGTGTCAAGAGACACTACGCTTAATACTACTGTTCCTAAAGAAGTACTGTAGGCATTATTAGTAGCGTTGTACACCAACCAAGCAGGTCTGTAGTTAGCGTTGGTGTAAGCAGTAGTTGCTACCTTAGTGCTGTTGTCACTCTTAGCTTGAGTAGTAGCTGTGACACCATTGCCCAAAACAAATGACGCAGACAAGGTTTCAGTACCCGACGTTAATTCATTATGGACAAAAGCGTCAGTAGCTACTTTGGTAGTGTTGTCGCCAACTGCCTGAGTAGAAGCTACCGTTCCATTGCTCAATGTCAGAGCAGCAGCCAGGGCGTTAGTGACCCTGGTGTTCGCGTATTGGCAGGTAGCTAGCTGGGTTGTGTTCGTGTTGTCCGTTGCAGTCGGGGCTGCCGGGACACCCGTAAACGTAGGACTCGCTATAGGTGCCAGTGTCGACAGAATATTGAACAAAGCGCCACGAGTGGCACCGAATACAGTATCGCCGCTCCAGCCCGTTGGATAAGCTCCGTTCGACAGGACAGACGTAATCCCGCTTGACCCAGGACCGATACCGTTCAGATCCGCTTCTTCCTTCCACCGTACCGTCCGGTCTAGTTCCTGGTTCCATAATGTACTGCTCAACCTTTGCCCATATGTAAGGGGCGATATAACAGCATCCTGGGTTTTGCGCTGGAAGACAATTGTTGTAATACTTGTCTGGCTAGTACCAGTCCATGTCAGTGTTGTAGTGCTGGTCTTAGACCAACCGTTGACAACTGGTGTTGGATTGGCAGCTTGAAACAGTGTCCCGTTCTGAAACACGTTGAAGTCGTAGATGTTCAGATTAGGGTCTAGGTTAAGAAGCGAGGGCGGTGGTCCTATAGTTACGGTGTAGCCGTTAGGTACGTTACCGCCCACAGGGTTAACAGAGACGTTTGCTGTGGGCATTTATACCTACTCCTATAAGCTGAGGATAGCGGGCAGAATGTAATTGTTGACAACGTATGTACAACCAGCAGGTGTCAGATTGTGTCCATCAGCTGTGAAGTAAATTGTGTTTGTCCATGGAGTAGCAGCGCTATTACTGCTAATTGATGGGAAACCAATGTTGACATCACTAGCTAAGTCAATGATGACGTTAGGAATGTTTGTCAATGCACCAGTTACTGCGTTACCTGCAACACCGGAAGTGCTGGAAATTGTGACGCCACGTATGTTATTAGCTAGGTTGTTCAGCGCTTGGTTCAAGGCAGTCTGTGTTGTCTGAGAAGAAGCGACACCATTATAGGTAGCTTGTGACTGCGCAAATGGAGTAATTACAGCTACTTTATAACCCTGTCCTTGCATTGCACCAATGTAAGTATTGAGAGAAGTAGCAATAGCTGCGCTGTTGTCACCGTTGTTGGTGAATGCGTCGTAAGCTCCAGCAAACAATAGAATAACGTCCTTGTTTAGGAAGTTAAGCTTAGCTGCAATGTTGTTGTTTTTGTTGGTAGAACCGTTAACTGTAGCTGCTGTGCGCTTAGGCAGAGATGGGTTGACGCCGCACCAGCTAGACCCTAGGGACGACAACAGTAGGTTAGGAACTGCACTACCCATCTGCGCGTTGCTTAGGAACATTCCAGCGAACAAGTCATCACCGTCAAATATAATTCGGTTGGACACGTTCATCAACTGGAACAGGTTGAAGGTAGCTGACAATGCTTGAATAGCTGTGAGCGAAGCGTTGTAAACCGTGAAGCGTCCAACAATGTTTGTCTGAGCGCGACCGAGAATACCAATACCTGACGCGCCAGCACCCAGTCTTCCGCCAGTAGCAGCCGCAGTAGTTAAGGCAAATGTTGTCGTAGTAGCCTGTCCGCCAGTCAGTGTCACCGCGTTAGCAGCAGCTATGCCCTTGTAGCCATTGACATACATTGTCGGAACCGTAGCAGCGTTAGAAACAAGTACGCATACTGACGGACCAGTTGTCAACTGTAGCCCAGTGTCCGCAGCATAGAACGCTGCGGAACCGGAAGCGTAGGGACACCAGGACATAGACTGACCGTTTGTCGTAACACCTGCTGCGTTTTGGTTTGGTAGCCATGCTACGCCTAAACCGTTCTGAGCTGCCGTGTTAGCGTCTGTACCTAAGTTTACAACGCCCATTCCCAAAGCTACGTTGAAACCACCCGTTGGGTATGACTGGTTGTTAACACCAAAGACTAAGCTACCTGCCTGTTGGCTAGTAATGCTCACCCCTGCTGGTAGTGTCATGTCCACTGCGCTAGCACCGGGGAAAGTTAAGCCATTGCTAACTACAGAAGCTTTGGTGTTACCAGTACCATTTGTTGACACTAAGAAAGTATTGCTGTTGACGCTGTCGTCCGGTGTCGCTAAAGTACTACCGTTCCATACATAGTCAGCTAACATGCTGGTTGTAGGGTAAGGGAGCGGGTTGAACACGTTAGCGTTAAGCGGGTAATTGACCAAGCTATTAATTGTAATGACTGCGTTAGCTGCCAGTGTCGGACCAACGTACTGCATGGTGTTGTTGCCCAGCTTTACGAAGTTACCGGGTGGAACTGACACACCATTAATAGTTGCTGTGAAGTCTGCGACACTAGCCAACGGACTAATGTTCGCTTGCGTTACGTCGAAGACGAAATTAGTCCCGCCCGCGACTTGTGTCTGTGTTACTGAACGTGGCATTCTGTTTTACCTCTTGTGTGTTTACCGAACGTAAATGGAATTTAGCTAAGTATTTATTAGCTATAATCTCGTCGTCACTTAGTTGACCCGGACGCATTGGGCATACCTCTACGTAACTGCAAGGCTTCTGTTAATATTTTAGTCATCTCTTCCGCTCCAGGTAGCGGCGCTTTGTTCTGAATTACAGTTAATTGCTTTACTACCTCTATGGCTTTGGACGGCGGTATATGGTTCTGTACCATCCAAGCCATAACCCTACCTCTGTCTACTGACATCTGGTACCAGTTGTCGATGTTCTGGTTAATGGCTTTTGTCCGTCTGTCTAGCTCCGCCTTTGGGACACCTCCTGTTAGCTGGTCATTCCTCAACGCTACCTGCGCGTTCTGTATTGACTTGTAGACATCATCTACAGCTTTGCCATACTCGTCAAATGTGTACTGCATATTCGCCGCAGGTCGCACGTAACTTAACTGTAGACCAGTACCGCGTAGCAATTGCCATAGCCACGCTTTCTCTACTGGCTGAATGTTCATGTCCGTGTCAGACCGCTGTGTACCAAATACACTTAATTGCTCCGGTCTGACAATGTTACCGTGAACGTCGTACATCTTTGCGTAGCCGAAGACACCGCCAGGGTTTACATCGTTTATGTCTTTTGTAAACGGTACGGCTGCTGACAACAGGGCTGCTGCTGCTCGGCTCATGGGGATGCCCAGGAAGGTGTTGCCCTTAGCTAGCGGGTTGGGTATGTCCCGTCCTTCGGGGTGCAGCTCCTCTACCATGTTCTGCAACCATGTCCCATTGGTAGCGTCGTTAAGCCAGTCTACCCAAGTGTCCTCACCGCCGATGCCCGCGTCGCTTAGCGCTTGGTCTCTCTGTCGTTCAGCGCTACCACTGTAATTGCCCCCATGTCCTGACAAAGACCCAAAGGCGTGCCAAACCCGTTGACCTTCGTCATTAATGAAAGAAAGTGCGTCAAGTCTAGGGTCATAGCTTGTTGCTCGTAGGAATACATTAACACCGTCTACTGGTCCTTTTTGCACGAGAATGGGAAAACGCAAACCGTCAAAGTCTCGAACACCGCCTTCAGGTATGCTATTAGCACCTTCGTACTGGTTCCATGCTGACAATAACCTATAGTATGCGACATACTTATAAGGCTCTGCTAACATGTTGCGTATTGTCAGCGGTAAGTTCTTCATGCCCCAGGTAGCGAATGGCTTCAACCAGGTTGTGACAAACTTACCCGCTGTTCCTGTGTCAGCATAGTTAGGAAAGTATTCACCAATATGACCCATAGCGTCTTCAAATTTGTTAAACCTCTTAGGCATGAGGGCGAGGTTATACATGCCGTCTGCACGCTCGCCTACTGTCTGAAGCACCGCGAGTTTTGCAGCAGCCTCCATAGACAAACCGACGTTGACAAATGGAGCGATGGTAGCGTCGACCGCTCTCCCGATTAACTCGGACCCGTAATGAATTCCCTTTAGCGGGTCTTTGAATGCGTCGCTGTACGCCAGAAAGTTCCTAATCGCCCCCGGCAATTTAGCCGGGTTTATTGCTTCACCACTACTATGACTGACCAACCATGGAGCTATAGAACTGTCCGTGTGCAACAAGGCTCGTTGCATGAATTGACGATGGGTGAGCATCTCCCCGTCGAACTTGATGAATGGCTTTGCGTTGTCGAAGGAGTCGAATCCCGTCTTCATCACTTGATGGTAGTCGATGTAACTTCCCAGGAAGCGGGACATATCCCCTCCGGCTGCTACCGTATTAGCCATGCTCTGCCAAAACATCCTACCGATGAATAATATTTTGCTCGACAAGTTGACACTACCCTTATAGAAATGATGCAGATAACTCCAGACCCCGCCAGCTTCAGCCAAAGCGCTTGGGCTAGCTGCGACATTCATCACCGCCTTCCACTGGTCCGCAGCTACCCTATGAACGTACAAATCACTTGCAGGTATGTCAATCCCAAATTGCTTGGGATTAAGACTGCCGACATTAACGTAGCGGCTTTTGTCTACAGCACTGAGACTGTCATAGTCGTCTTTCGTGATTGTCCACCCAGCTTGAAGACCGTCCTTGATGACTGTCTTCGTAGAAGCGTAGTTAGCCACCCCGCGCTTAAGCCCTTCTGTGTAAGTCTTTATGGCTTCAACGGGGTCGTTACGCCATATTTCGTTAATAAACTTATGCGGGAGTTCATACTTAGTGACAAGGTAGTCATAAGCTTCACGGCTAGACATTGGCAGCTTCGTGAGTACCCCACTGTCAACGAGCTGGTCTACCTGCTCTGGTGTAGCGGACTGCTGGAGGAAATTACGCCACTCCCTGGGGTCGTCTGACAGAACCATTCGCTTTATTTCGTTTGATGAAGTTCCCAGAAATTTAGCTGCAATCTCTGCGTCTTCCGGCATATAGTGATAGGTAGACCGCATTCTATTCCAAACGGTAGAGAGACCGTTCTGATTGTATGAGCCACCTTTACGAAGTTCACTGTCCTCTATGCCTGAGAGTTCTTTCGCAAGGTCAGACTCTGGTTCCAGAGTACGCATGTAGAACGACATGTCCGGTGTTGCGATGCGTGGAAAATAACCCAAACCTTGCAGCTTCGATATATCGGAAATGCCCATCGCTTTGCCCAGAATCCGAGCTTCATCGAATGCAGAAGCTATGTCAGCCCCGCGTTTCACCAGCCCTTCATAGTCGGCTTGAGACAAGCCCATCTGTCGCATTCGGTCAGCAAAGTCCGTATAGCGACGACCGTTAAATTGACCGACAAGAGTCGTGTCGCCGTAGACTGTTTTGGACTTAGGTATTTGTCCAATTTCTACGGCGTCTCTCATTAGGAACTGTTTCTCTACTTCAGAAAACTTATACTTAGTAGATAGGGACTCAATGTAATCTCTAGCCGCTTTGACTCTTTGTAATGAATTATATAGACCAGCCTGTCTCAGATAGTTCTGCGCCAACTCACGAGCTTTTACAATCTGTTCGTGCGCTAAGCCTGGGACTGACTTACCCAGACCGATTAGCATGTTATGTGTCTCGCCTAGAGACGCAGCTAGGAATGAACCAAGTCTGTCGTACTCCCCAGGACGGAGCATTACGAGGTGAGCCATCTCGTGCTGAAGTAAGTCCTCAATTCCGGCGCGAACTGCGGCGACGTTATCGGCAGCGTCTTGGAGATTGCCAAACATAGCATTGCGTTTGTTCACCTCAATTTTGCGCTTCGCCAGATCAGACAATTCGTATGGATCGAAGTCGCGCTCTTTTGGTGTTTCAGTTCTTGTCGGATTATTATTGCAAAATACACTCATATGTCATCTACCATTCACACGGATTATTCTGACCCTCAGTTGTGTGACTTTCAAAGTCTGACTTCCAGTCAGCTAGAAAGTCTGCCTTTGCCTGCTGTGCCGCAGACAACCGCTCCGGTTCCGCGACTTGTTGAAGACGCTTATCTGCTGACAGCAGTCGATGCACTGCGCGACTGCCTTCATCTTCTACTAGTTGTAAGTCCTCCTTCGTCTTGTCAAGTAACCGCGACTGGAGAGTTATGTTACTCTCCATTTGATTCACTTGCGCTAGCGGCGATTGAGGGTGTTGGGAACTTACCAAGCTATCAGCGTTATATCGTGAAGCGGCTTGACCTAGTACGTCGTTTGCTACGCGAGCTTGGCTATCCAATAACTGCGCATTCCCTGACAGAAGATTGACCTTGTCACCATCCGTGATCGCGTCGAAGCCCATGGAATGCAAGGTTAGTGAGCTAACCTTGCTTACGTTGTGCAGCGTCTCTTCGTCCGTTACACCACTGGCGATTAGACGTTTCTCCATTTGTGTAAAGTAATCCCCAAAGGGAGTGTCACCTTTAATGGACTTGGTGAAGTTTGCTATCTCGTCCTTGTTTACTCCGCCGACTTCTCGTAAGATCTCTCTAAATGCATTTTTGACCTGATTAGCCACTGCGGGTCGAAGGGGTACCCTAGTGTCAAGAGGTGAGTGGGTGGATAGCTTAACTTCGTGAACTGTTCCAGCGTCGCTATATAATCTTCCAGACACTGCTGGTAGATTATCTGTTGCTTTAGCATCTGCAAAAGTACGCGCCGTCTCCACATCAGAAACAACATACGTGCCGTGACCCCACTCATGGCGACCGCTACCATCAGCCCAGTTAACATCTGGTGTCCACTCCTGTACTTTAGTTCCGTGAAAAAATGACCGACCATTCAAATCAGCAGCCAGTTCCGAATTCGGTAAAGCGACTCCAGCGTACTTTGCTGGAATCTGGGTTTCCAGAGGGCGCGGTACCGTTGGCAACATTCGCCGTCCGATGTCAACCGTTGAATTTTCTAGCTTTTGATATGACAAATTCAGAACCTGACTCTGCTTCGTCACCTCGTCCTGAAGATGATTCACTGTCGCAGCTATATTCGCTGCTTGGCGCTCTGCATTCAGCTTTGCTTGAGTCTGGATTGTCGAAGAATGAGACTGACCAACTTCTGTATCCGGTATACGACTACGTTGCAGGTCTCTTAACGCGTCTGGACGACCAACAACGTCAGGGTCAGTAATGTTGACACGCAGGTTATGCGCCAAGTCCGTTGTCTCCGCTTTGGCTACTTCATTAGCTTTGTCAATGATGTAGCTACCCGGCTTGGACAATGGCGACACATCCATCGAAGTGTCAGGGTGAGCTGTGTCTACTGACACAGCCAGAGGATTACCGTCGCCAGCCAGCACGTTAAACTCTCCGCCAGCCAGTACGCTCTTGGGAATTTCAGCGCCGTAGGGTGCAAATATTGTCTTGTATATAGGGTCAGTAGCGCCGCGTTCTTGCAGCAAGGTATCTATCTGACCCCAACGTTTTAGTGCGACTGCATCTTTCCCCAAAAGGGGAGCGCCGTCGGGACCAGGAATGACACGGGCTAACCAGTCCATTTCGTCAATAGTACGTAGAGACTTATTCAGCATCGCCGGGTCTACCTGCATCCCAGGCTTCATAGTGCTTAGGGCTGACACTATATCGCTGTTCTTCTGCACACCCGTTAGAACATTGCCGCTAATAACTTTCCTTGCTAAGTCCTCCGTGGACATTTGGGCAGGATGAACGTATTCAACGTTATTGTTGACATTGTTTACAGCTTCTTCTAGTGACAACTTATGGTTATTCATCCAGTCTGTCACTTCGCTCATGCGCTCCATCGCTTCAAATGGAGAGTTGAATTTAAGCCCTAATTTTGCAGCAGCTTGCGTTATAGGTGTACCCGTAATGACAGGCGTTGGTGACGCTGCCAGCGTCGTTGTAGGCTCTATTTGAGCTTTGGGGACAGATGGAGTTACCCTAATAACTTCCGGCCCGTCTACCCCCGGCGCGGGAATTGACACGTACTTTATGTCTCTTCCTGTTCTAACCGCCACAGGAGCAGGAAGCCTGACAGGGGCTTGTGTCGGTGTTGGTGTAGCAGCTCCAGCACCAGTTCCCGCTTCAGACACAGGCGTTTCAGTTCGTCGCCGTGGCATGAGCTTACCAGGTTCTTGAACGTTACCCGCTGGTATAGTACCCGCCATAACTTCGCTGTTGACACTGGGCTTTCCTTCAGTTACAGTTGGCTTTATAGAAGTATTCTCTACACTTATTCCAGGTCCCTCACCCTCTGGCGGGACCATTTTTATAGGATGATTTAACGGTGACGAACTTTCACCTATTGCTGGTAACGCGGGACGCTCCGGTGCTCCTACTAACTGTTTTGGGGTGCCAGCTTCTGGCGCTGTTGGCGGTTCTGTACTTAATGGAACCAGACGACCTCTAGGCTTAATCTTGTTGTAGACAGCGCCCAGAGCTTTGTTGATGGGGTTGATTTCGTCTACGTTGTGGTAGACTAGCATATCAACCGCCATCCCAGCCCAGAAGCGTGGGTCAGAAATATTACCACCGGAACCAAATCCGAATGCGTGAGTCTTGTCCTGTGTACCGGAGAAGGAGCTTTGCTCACCACGTAGCGCGTTTAGGAAATGACTTCCTTTATACTGGGGTGTCGGCGCTATTGGTTCGACAGGTTGTAGGGAGGCAGACGGAAGTTGGACATTATTACCGAAACCAGCACCAAGTACAGACTTACCAGTTTGTCCAGTGTTGTTCATCAAAGGCTTGCTAGCCCAGCTCAGCCCCTGGTTGAGATATTTGACACCACTGTTGTAGAGATTAGCAGCATCATTGCCGAAGTCATGAGTGAGAGCATAGTCAGTAACACCATGCATCCATCCTGGGGTCACGCTGTCGATAGCTCTGGCAGCGCGGTTGAGGACGCTATTGAACGCATCTCCGACGCGACCATAAGGTGCTGGGTTAGTGTTGCGCAGGTCTGCCACAGCGCCAAGGACAGCGTTCGGGACAACACCAAGAGTGTATAGAATACCACCAATAGGACCATTACCCGCTTCACCGAACTGTCCTTTTGTCGGGTCAAACGGGTTAGTGCTGGGAGCGCCCCAGCTTCCCAACCAGCCCCAGAACGTTTTCATCATTGACCCAGTAGCGTCTGGGCGGTACTTGGTAGGGTCAGTAATGGTTTGCGGCTTAGGCTTCATCAGCCCCATGTTCAGGTTGTCATTGCTAATCTCCGTTAGTTGCTGCCTGAACTTCTGGTCCTCCTGGTCTAGATTGTCGCTACCCTGCTTTTGGTACCAAGTCGGGACATAGTTATGGGCTAATTCCTGCTCACCCAGCCCATGCATCGTGTCACTACCTTGCTTTAGTAGGTAGTTCATCGGGTTGGTATCAGCGATTACCTGCGACGGGCTAGGTTGCCCAGAACTGGGAGCTTGCGGTATTGGGTCGCCTGGGGACAGAGTTGGGAAATTCTTGGGGTCAAGAAAGTTGTTAGGGTCGCCCTGGTTCATTGCGAACACGCTAGGGTCCTGACCGGGCATCTTTGACACTGGCGCTCCAGGGAATACCTGGTCGCCGCCCTGCGGTCCTGTCGGTCCCTGTGGCAGCAATGCATTAGTTTGCTGTAATGACTGCTGCATCATGTCACCACCCTGCTGATCCTGGGCAGGAGTGCTAGGCTGTGGCAACTCTGTCGCCGTTTGTGGTGGCGGAGCAGCTATACTATGCGGCGCACCACCTGACATATGAGGTTCAGCAACTTTAACTACGGGTAATTGCTGATGCGGTTGCTCAGCATTCTTTTGCTCGTAGTTAGTGACAAGGTTAGGATTAGTTGGTTGGTCAGGCATCGTGTATGGGCTGTCCGTAATGAGGAACGGTGGGCGAACCGCTCTGCCGCAGCTTGTCACAGACACGGCAGTCTGTATGGAACCTGGTGTGAATAGGACGTGTCAGCCTGTACGCACGGTCTATGTCATAGCGTCTACCCGTAGTACGCCCTAAATTACGTAGCTCCTTATTAAAGTCTGACATAGCTAGTAGAGTCCTGGCAGTGTATAGCTTCTATTGTGACTCTTGTCGAAGCTCTTCATCCAGCCATACATATTCAGGTTCAAAGCTTTGTCATAGCTGGCAGCACTAATGCGCGTAGGGTCACCACTGTTTAGAGCTGACACTAGCCCTTGTCCACCCCAGATAGCGCCCTTAACCCAAGCTATGCCTTTCTGTAAGTCCTTCGGGTTAAATTGCTCCAGGTACTTCTGGACATAAACCATTTGGCGCTCAGGCGGCATTGACCACAGTTCTTCTTTTGTCAGACCCCACTGCTTAGCGTCTGCGTCTCCGAAGCCGATGAGTCCTCCATAGCCAGAAGAGTTAGAAGCGGTCGGTTGTCCATTGCATTCAGAGTCAATGACATCCGCGAGCCATTGTCCAGGAATGCCAAGGTTGTTAGCAGTCCGATTAAGAGCCTGACGAAATGCGGGGTTACGACGAAGCCACGAATAACTATAGTCCGCGTCAAGGTCATTTTTTCCGGCAAACCCTCCGCCACGGTCAAACCCCATATCCAACGGTCGAGTGTTAGAAGTAGCATTCTGTATATCGACACCCTGAGCAAGAGCATTTTGAAGGGCATAAACTTTACCATTTAGGACGTATAGTCCCGCTCCATAGTAGACTGCGTTCTTAGGAATTTTGGGGTGCTGGATGAATGGGTTGTTTGGTGCTTGCCAACCGGACATGTCTCCTCTAGGACCAGGAGCAACTGTATCCACTGCTCCTGCTGTTGCGACATATGACAAAGGGTTGACTGTACCGTCAAAGCCAAAGTTCCTAGCGTCCCCGCTGGGGTTACTTCCGTTTGCCGGTACAAAGTATTTCCTGACCTCCCAATCTAAATGAGGTCCTGTAGACAATTCGCCGGGGTGAGGTTCTCCAACTGTTCCTAGCGGCTGCCCAGCGCCGACCACATCACCAGGATGTACATTAAGGGAGCCGTCAAGATGAGCAAACCTGTGAAGCATTCCAGCCCTATCAACAAGGTCAACTGTATATCCGTAGCCATCATACCAACCTGCATGTACTATTTTCCCGTAAGTATAGCTGACAACCTGCGTTCCTGCCGGAGCCGCTACGTCTACACCTGCATGTGTCAGCCCTCCTACTGGGTCAATTCCAGGAATAGCTCTGTGCTGTCCGTACGCAGTAGTAAATGTCACATTAGCATTGGGTAGGAACGGAATAACGGCTTTGACACCATTGGGATTGTCTGGTGTCACTCCGATGGTGGTGCTGTAAAGGTTAACTGCTTTGCCTTGTAATGCGCTGGTTGTCGGTGTAAGTTCTGAGGTGTATTTGTTCTGGGCGCTCCCGCCCTTGTCAAAAGGGCTAGGAACTCCTAGCTGGTTCCCTGGTGGAGGAGCTAGCGTGTCCTGCATCTTCTTGATGAAGTCCTGATTGGACAAAGCATGTTGCTTCATCCTGGCGTCGATGTCCTGGTCTGTACCATAGAAGCCCATGTTCTTCATGAGCTGCGCCCTGCGATCCATCTCAGTCTGAGCGTCGCGTACCTGATTGTCCAGCGCTCCCAGGGTTTGCCCTTCCAGGTTGATGATTTGCTGCTTTTGCTGATCTGACAAAAGTCCTGGAATTGTAATAGGTTTGCCGTCTGGTCCTGTTGGTAAAGCTCCCTGCGCCAGCAACATGTTCTGTAGCGTCTGGTTGTTCAGCATGAGACGCACCAAGTCATCGCCAGTGCTAGCCTGAATCTTGGCTTTCTCTGTCATCAAGTCGCCAATCTTCTGCTGCTGTGTCGGCACCCATTCACGGTATTGCCGCAGCTGGTCAGCCTGCGCTACGGCAGCTTTGACAGTATTGTTTTGCTTCCATATGTCGCTCTGTAGAAAGGTCTGTGCTGCCGGGTCGTTGTTGTAAATCTCCCAGGTTAACTGAGGTAGGATTGTCTGGTCAACAGCATGGAGCATCTCATTAGTAATGATGCCCTTGTTGCCCAAGTCCCTGATGTCCTGCTGCTGCTGGAGGATAGACTTTGCATAGTCCTGGTTTGACAAAGGGTCTTCCGGCTTGAAGTCCGGTCCCAGTCCGGCTGCCATAGCAGCGCTGTGAGTCATCCGGTCGTAGTCTATCTTGCTGAAGCTGTTGCCTTTGCCGTCTTTGCCTGCTGACAAATAGCTTTGCGCTAGCTGCTCTGTTGCTAGGTACTGCGTGTACTTTGCTTGGTTGTCTCGTATCTCCTGTAGCTTACCAGCGTCGCCTTTAGCAGCGTCAGCTGCGCTTTGATACAACGTTGACGTGACAGCGATCTTGCCCCAAGTATCTAAGGTCTGATCGCTTGACACTTTGGAGATAACGTCCTGGAAGTCCTTCAGTGCTTGAGTCTTGTCAGCAAACGGAGACCCCAATTGCGCGATAGCCCCAGCAGCAAGACCTTGGTACTGAGCGGTTGCTTGCGCTCGGTACTGGGACATGATCTGCTGGTTGACCTCATACATCCTGTCATTGTTCTGCTTGATATAGTCCTTCGCTGGCTGAAAGGAAGACTCTATCAGGTTCTTGACATCTGTCGGGTCTAGGTTGGCGTATTCCGGTTTATGGATTATCTCTAGAACTTTTTGCTTATAGTAGTCCGTCCCGAACTGCGGGATAGTGTTGTTGAGCTGGAGTTCGTCAATCTCTTCTTGCGCTCTGGCAAGTTGGTCTTGCGATCGGAGCTTATAGGCTGACACTGCTTGTTCAGTCTTTAGCTCTGTCATAGCCTTGTACTGCTCAGCCTTCTGCCCCTGGAAGGCTAGCTGGTTCTGGACAAACTGTTGCCCCGCTTGCCCGATAGCTTCATAACCTTTTGCCAGGTTTGCCGCTTTGCTTGCCTGCGCTTGCGCAATCATCGCCGCGCTATCTTGCCTTGACACCATTGCCCGACCAGCGGCGTCTAGACCGCTGTTGATGTCGGCAATGTTCTGCTTCATGTAGTCGTCGTTTTTGTTGAAGCTATTGGCTATTAGCTGTCCGGTTTGTTGGAGTTCGTCGATTCCGTGATTTGGAAACTGCGTAAAGTCTCGCGGACGGAGAGTGTTAACTTCTGTATTTCCAAGTTGACTTTGTCCTCCCTGCATCTGTCCGCCAGGGACTGCCTGTACTTGGAAACGCGGTGCGTCAATCCCGACAAGCTGTAAGGGCGATTGTCCTGATACATCTTCCATAATTTCTTAACCCCCGAATAGAGAAGCCGTAGACCCGCTAAAGCCACCTGACAAATCACCACTGCCGAAAGAAGTATCAGGATTGAGATTGACACCAGCGCTATAGCCGTAGTCTTGACCGCTAAGAAAGCCGCTGTTGGAAGATGTTCCGAAATTGGGAGTTCCGTAATTGAATATTGGGTTTTGAGAGTATTGCTGTGCATATTGCCTTTGTCCCTGAATCAATTGGTTTTGCTGATTTTGCTGGTTGTAAATGTTGTAGCCCTGCCCCAGCAGCCCGATAAATTGCTGAGCGTTGCCAGACCCGATTGCGCTTTGCTGTGCTGACAAACCAGCTAGCTGTGCCTGCAACTGTTGCTGCACTGCCCCGCTCTGCATGGCAAATCCTGACCCTGCCATAATCTGATTGACTGCTGCCGCATTCGCGTCGGATGCGCTGGCTGCCCGCAATCCTAGTTGCTGTGTCTGGATTCCGAGGTCGTTCATCTGACCAGTGAGCAATAGATTATTGATGTCTGCTGCTGTCGCGCTCTGTGTGTACTGGTTCTGCATTCCCAGCAAAGAATTGTTGACACCAGCATTCATCTGTAGCTGGAGGTTTGACAAACCTGATTGTCCTTGTAACTGAGCTGACTGTAATTGCGCTTGCAAGCTATTCTGTCCAAACGCAAAGTCAGCACCCTGGTTTGTCATCTGCTGCTGGAGCGCTGCTAGATTCGACTCTGGTCCGTACATGCCCTCGCCAACCTGAGCTTGCTGTAGCTGCGTCTGGGCAAGCCCTTTCTGTAGTCCGGCTAGACCAGTTGCCGCGTTAGCTTCTCTTATTGACTCTCCTGCTGCTTGGTTGGTGTTCTGCATCTGCTGGGCAAGTTGGTTTCCACTAGCCATGCTACTGGACTGGGCTTGACCAATGCTAGAAGCGTCAGTACCAGTGTTAATGCCATTGCTGGCAAACATTGCTTGGTTAGCCAGGTTACGTAATTGCGCATCAGTTATAGCTGTTTGTTGTCCCTGCATCCCTTGAGCCAGTCCAGACAATTGTCCGGCGCTCTGGTTCAAAGCTCCCGTAGCGTTTTGTGCCGCTTGCCCCTCGGCTGCGTAAGCCGCTCCCTCTTGCTGTGTCGATTGTCCCAGATTGCCCAGCGCTGCACTCTGTTCCTGGAATGCTTGAGTGTTGCCAGCCTGCTGCTGCTCAAGGGTACCGATGTCCGCCTGTAGCTTACCACCCTGAATTGCCCCCAGACCCATCTGGGTATTGTAGCTATTCTCTGCTTGCCCCAGCAATGAATTGTAACTATTCTGTGCTTGGGACAATCCGGTGTTGAAGTTACTCGTGCTTTGCTGCAACTGGTCAGCAAACGTAGCCTGCTGCTGTTGAATCTGATTCATTATCTGCTGGGCACTAGCTCCTTGCAGAGCGTTTGACAACTGAGCTTGACGCTGCATCTGTCCCAACTGATACTGATAGTTCTGATATAACTGAGCAGTCTGTATTTGCTTCTGCTGTATGTATGCCTGCGTCTTAGTGTCTGCTGCTTGAGCCTGGAGAGACGCGGCTTGAGCTTGTTGTTGCTGCTGCTCAGCATTAAAACCGAATATAGCCTGAGCGCCGCCTAGAACGCCCCCAATCGCGCCTGCTCCCATAGACTATTTAACTCCCAAAACGGAACCGTTAGCAACCAAGAACTTAGTTACTTCTTCCATGAGGGAAGCAACAGCTTTAACTTTGGGGTCTTGAAGGACAGGGATTAATGGACTGATTTGGTCGTATTCGACTTCAATGTCGCCCACAATCTTAATCACGTCAGACAATTTCATATTCCAGCTCCGTCTAGTTGTAGAAGGTAATTACCCATCGCTGCCTTAGCAGTCATCACTATTGTATCTACACCAGGGGTACCTACGCTCTGGTGTTGGTCAGTAAATGTGACAATTACTTGGTTTGGCGTGTTAGGAACATTGACCGTAATAGCTCCCGGAGTAGCCACCGCATTGTAACCCGACAATTGAGGGTACGTCGTATTGAACGTGTTGGTAAACACATATAGCTGTGCCAGTGTCGGGAGGATAGACGGACCGTTAATCTGTATGGTTAGTTGCTGATTGACAACTGTATTGCTCTGCGGTTGTGTCATAGTCCCGGCACCTGTACGCCAACGTACTGAGCGTTTCTACTTACCCGTCCCAGCCAATCAGCTTCAAAGACTTTCTGGCTTGGGTCGTATGCAACTATAGCTAAATAATACTGCTTCCTATTCTCTAAGACACTAGCTATTAGGTTGTTGAGGTGCCCCTTTGAGCAGTAGTACAACACTTCGTTGATGGTCATGTGACCGCAGACCCCGTCCGGCGTGACGCCTACTAGTCCTTGAAGCGTTTTGACAGAACGGCTGACACCGCAATTAACAGCGTAGTCAAAGAGAACACAGCTAAGAGACTTATTAAAGTTAGGTCCGCCCACCAAATTGTAGTACCCAGTGCGGTAGATGTCTGTGTATTCATCAACTGTAATGTATGCGACGCTCCGGGCTGGTAGTCCTTTACCATAACGGTAGCGATTGTATTCGCCTTGGGTGATGCCATAGTTAGTTGCACCGCCGTAGTCATTGGGGTCGTCACTATAACCGCCTTCCTCCTTCAATGTGAACTGGAGCATCCATGGGAAGTTATCAACTATAGTTGCTGTCATTCTAGCCTCCTTGGGACTGACAAACCGAAGTAACCAGTTATAACTGCTGACAATACTATCTGCTGCGACGGCGTAGGACTGCCAGTCTTTAGACACAGTGTCACGACAAAGAGAACTACGAAGGCTCTTATGCATTCAATCACCAGCGTCACGGTGCGTGTCCCAGACACTTTTGCCGTCGCATTTCCAGGAACCGTCACCGTATAGTTCGTAGATGTGTCCGGCAAAGTGGATGACGATGGGAGGCTCGTGCCAGGTTCGCTCGAATTGTTTGTCTTTGGAAACAAGGTCAATAACCTCCATACATTAATTACCGTTAATTGGGTTGGATGTAGCGCTGTCCTTTTAGTGGTGCGACAATTTGATAGCCGACTAATCTAAATGTAGCTTCATCATAGTCCCATATCATGAGCTGATACGAATAGCCCACGCCCTGATGAATTGGAGCTTTAAACAATTGATACGGTTGGAACTGCTGCGCCGACGGTTGGATGTCGAAGCTCGCGTCATCCCAAACCAAGTCGGAGAATCCGTATATATCACTCGTGGTTGCGCCGCTTTCGTCATTGCTGTAAATTACCGTGAAGTTACAATCCAGACGTTGAGTATATAGACCTAGTAGCTGAGCGGGGTCCTGACTGTCGTTACTGTTGACATAGGAGGGCTGGTACAGTACCTGACCAAATTGGTTGTCCATAAACGCATAAGCTTTAAGGACACGCTTGAATGCAGGCAATTGCTGCTGTGTGAACATTGGGGTCGTATAGATAGCTAGGTATCTCTGTCCGTATTCGACAACAGCATTCGCAGCAAGCGCCACGTTAGCCCCAGAACTTGCACCCCCAGTACCAGCAGGAGGAGCGGTGGTAATGCTAGAGATAAGCCCGGTACTGCTGACACTGTAGCTACCTGTGAGTTGTGAGCTTGGTCCGCCGACTGGGACGTTGTCAACGAAGACGAATGAATAGTCGTCATTACCGTTACCGAATGCTGAAGGTGCAGTTACAGGGTTAGGTGGTGACAAGCTAATAGTCAACGTAGCTCCGGCTCCAGGGTCTGCCGCTAGGTACAGGTCGCCATTAGGTAGCTTAAAGTAGTCTTGTTGGAAATTAAGCGTAACTGTTTGGTTCCCAGTTCTCGCGCTGTTTAGGGTGACAACTAGGTCATTAACATCCGTTGTCGGGTGGACAAAGAAGCTGCTTAGCTTTCCAGTTTTGCTAAAGGCGATGGGATAGGTAAGCTGTTTTGCTGCGGTTGTGTAGCTGATGCTAGGGACGGGGGGTAGTTGGTAAGTGTCACCGACACCTGTGGCAATTCCCGCTTGGTGCCAGTCAATGTAACGAGGACCATTGAATTTGAAGAAGACAGTGTCACTTGGCACGTTACTGCTTCGCAACCAGCTTCCAATTGCTCCGAAGTTGATGCCATTACCCCTGTCAACATATTCACCAGCGTGGCTGCAACTGAATCCGCTAGGAGTGTCGTACTGTGTCCAACTGTCTCTATATGTGTTGTAAACATATAGTTCCCGTGTTGTTGAAAGTTCTCCAAGCGTCGCTGCGCCAACATAGACAAGTCGGTCGGTTGAGCTGAACCTGACCCAAGGGAGTAGTTCATAAGCTGGGTTGAGTGTTACTCCGAAACGCGTCCTTATCTTAACACTCCGTTCAATGGGCTTATATTCCTGGTTCTCTATCTGTGGCAGTAGGTCATACAGCCCAGTATCAGACAAATACATTACTGACACGTCTGTCTTAACTATGCATTGTTCGTTGCAAATTCCAACGTTACCAAGGTAGTTGGCATTACGGTTAGAAAATGTAATAGGTTGTCCTGGTCCGCCGTTGAGACGGTAGACAGACTTGCGACACATGGCGAACAGGTAGCCTTGGTGTTCAACACAAGTTACTGTTCTGTCGTTAGCGTCAAGAGGTAAAGTAACGGTAAATGGTGAAGTAGCAGCAGTCTGTGTAGAGTCAACTTGATAGAAAGCATAGTTAAAACCTAGACCTAATGAGTCATAGACGATGCTAAACAACAGAAGCATAGGGTTATTAGCAAACCCGCCCCAGACCAGACGCCCCTGATAGAAGGCGACACTTCTAGGGAATATGCCAGAGTTATAGTCCGCAAACTGACCGAAACCATAGGCTGTTATAATCCCCCCGTCTAAGTAGACATTATTCGTAGTCTGTGCGTTACTACCGACATAAGTAGGCTGTGTGTCAATTACCTGTACTCGCGACTGAGCTGGAATGCCTAGGGTGCTGGCTTCAAAGCCAATGTAAGTATAAGGAGTGTTAGTAGTTGTAATTAACGTACCGCTACTGTTGTAGACGGTGTATGACTTATAGATTAGGTCGTTACCTGCACCGTTCTGTATGGACTGTGCTTGTGCTACACCGTCTACCAGCACTAGAGTATTAGCTACAGTTTGTCCATTACCAAATAGAAAGCCTGTCTGTCGCTTACGTATAAACGACACATTATATGCCGTGCTGCCGTCGAGCGCACCAAAAGTAACGTCAAACGGGGACGGGTTAGTGAATGCAGTACTACCAGCAACATAGTACTGACCGTCGCTAAAGCTATACTGTGTAGCCGTACTAGGCTGATTATTGCTCTGGTAAGTGAAGGTGCTATTCCTGGTATTGTTCTTGTAAACATTAATTACAGCTGACGGATTGCTAACGTTGGGACTGTCAAGGTTACTGTTAATTGTTGACGGTACAGTGACGTTAACATCGAAGCCTATATTAGCGTTAGCTCTGACACTGTCCTGGTAGTAGCTGTTCCCTAGCCAGTATGTCCCTTCTGCCCACCATTGCCAGCTAATGAAGTCTACTACGACAGTGGAAGTTCCCGAAGCCGGGAAAGCAGGTAGGTTATTAATTGTAAGACTTCCTCCTGCGTAAGACACACTCCACCCTGTTTGCCTAACTCGGTTGACATAGACAAGCAGGTTTGAAGTAGAAGCGTTAGTGTATCTAGTAGCGTTTGTGATGGTGACACTTGTCTGACTTGTGTTGGCGAAGGTTTGCTGTTGTTCTGTAAACTTTAACTGTACTGGCGTATTGACACCGGTTGCAAATATTATGCGCGGTTCTACTTCCGACGTGAGAATATACGACGGACGGACGCCACTAGCTGCCGCAGTCCATACGTTAGCTTTCGACATAACCTGAGTGGCAGTGTCATTAACGACCTCATAAATGTTAAGACCCGTTCCACTCTTGACAACAACGAGGTTGAACTGAAGACCAGTCGTAACCGGAACCATAACAGAACCAACGCAGGAAGCACCACTGTTATAGTTAAGTACGTGGGTGCCCTTTCGCTTAAATACAGCCCCACTAATGTCAGTAATACAGTTGAGTAAAATAGGGCTGTCTTCATACGGGAGATTGGTCGGGGTCGCGACGACATTGAGACCTCCAAAGTTATTAGAAAGTATAGCCGTGTCGTTTTCGACCTGGTACGAAAACGCACGGCGTTCATAGTTTTGTGTTTCTGACACTGGCTACCTCCTTAGAATAGACGCGCTCTGCGGTAGCGGAACATGGTAGCCGCGTCAGTTGGCATGTTCCTTTCCCTGTCTCTGAACTGCTGGGTCAGAATTTGGTACTGCTGCATAAAGAACTGCGCCGCATTCTGGTCGTCCAAATGCTGCATACACATAACCTGACTACCCCTATAGTAGAGCAGCTGCAAGAACCGCTCTGGCATGGGGAACGTGTCAGTCGGGTTTGTCGGGGACACTAGGGGCTTAATTACGTAGAACTGTATTTGCGCCTGACCCTGTGCCCCCGTCGGATAAGGGTTTAGTCGAAAGGTATTATAGCCCCCAGCAGCCGTGTACATTCTGGGGACAAGTCCCTGACCTGAGTTAAGTGTGCTGTCGTCATAGCCGACGAGCGGCAAGCTGTCGAAGTCTGGAGGGTTAACGTAGCCGACACGAGCAAATCCATTGCTGGCAGTAGTAATACCAGCGGAATTACTGCCAGTTCCAATAGCGGTAGTATTACAAGTAATGGCTTTAAGCCTTTGTATGTCACCGAGGTAGGCATTTTCATTTGACCAACTTAATGCAGGAATGATGTTATACTGCCATGACCACTCATTCATGTTGGAAAGTTCCTGAGTGGCGTCACGAAGTACTTGAGCACATTTCGCAGCAGTCGGACTGGTAAGGTTGGTGACACCTCTTTCGCCTATGGTAGCCAAGACAATGTTCACCGCCCCTAGGAGGTTTGTCGTGCTGGAGACTGTCTGGTTAGTGGCTGCCATAAGACCTCACGTTGTAGGTAGTCCTAAATTATATTTTGTACTCAGGTAATTACGCGCTGCTAGACGAGTAGTACTATCATTTACTGAATAAAACAATATAGCTGCAATATTTATGACTATGAAATTATTGTCTGGGTCTTGACCAATGTATAAATATTTTTGCCCAGAAGCGGAAGCTGTTCTAGTCCATTCAACCAAAAACCACTGGTTAAGGGCTGGATATGCGACACCTGTAGTTAATGTTGTAAAGTTAGTTATGTTTTGGCTTGCACCATTAAACCATACGCTTTGTGTTCCGGTAGCATCATAGCCAACTAAAGTAGTCGTATTGTTTAAGTTCCCGTAAACAGCAATGTCACTGTCACTTACTTGTGCGGGTGCCTGGGACCTTATACATGCAATACCTTTGTAACCGCCACTTGCTACCCAAGCAACTGGAATGTTTATTAAGTAGAAACCCATAGCCCAGGAATAGCTTGCTCCATTGGTTTCCATGTACACCGGAGAACCCGTCAAGTTGACACATGGCAAACCGCTTATAGAGTTATAAGTTATTCCGGGTTGATTTGCTTTTGTAGTTTGGATAAAGTTGTTGTTAGCTGTTCCAGTTCGGTCATTCCATTGCGCAACCGTAGTTTGACCGGAAGTGGTGTCTAAAGTAATTCCATTGTCTGCTTCCCACCAACCAACTATGTTATTTGTCGGTGGTGATAAGCTAGAAATATTTGAAACGAGCTGAGGTAAAAGTGTAGACATACCTATCTAAAACTTCCAGAGTAGTACCAGTCTGAACTCAAAGTGTTTACAGAGCTAGTCACAATGTTTTGTATTACTGTCGGTACCTTACCAGGGTAGTTATTTATTGCCGTGTTCAAGTCATCAAGTGTACCTTGAAGTACAGGAAACGCTACTGAATTATTTGTTGGGTGGACAATTGGCAAACTATAGCTTAGTGTCAACGCGTTTGGTAGTCCGTAATAATTCATTACAGAATTATTAAGCGAGCTATGGCTAGCAAGGTTTATAATTCTGGAAGCATTATTGAAAATTATGAAAGGCATAGCTAGTAAGTTAATGAGACAGTTACCGTAAGAGAGTCGCCAACTGTGTCTACTGCCGCAGTATCAACAACGTTAATTATTATTGTGCTGTTAAGGAATATAGGACAAAGAGGAGTAAGGACATAGTTAGTAGCCCTAGCACTTGTCAAGTCTGGCATTCCTGTAGCAAAAGTATAACGGTAAGTCAACGACGCTGCTTGAGTAGCCCCACACACAACACGAGCGTAATAGTTACCTGCATTGTCTGAAATGTTTACAGCTAATTGTCTATTACCTGCTGTTGCGCTGCTGACTAGTACCGCATGAACTGCAACTATTTGTGAAGTTTGTGCCAGTGGTACGTAGTAACTTTTGCTACTTCCGTTGTTGGACACAAACCCCGGACTGGCTGGATTGAGTAATAATGCTGGCATGTTAATTGCCCCGAACTAGCCGGGGCTATAAGGTTAGCTAATAGCAGGTATGGTGTTGGATGTATGAATTATCACTGCGTGGTCTGGGCGGAATAGCTTGGTTCCGTACAGATGAGACATAGTGACAACATCAGCCAAGTACATGGATTGACGGCTAGCCTCTGTCATAGGGTCTTGCTGGACTGCCATAATAGCCCAATCGGGGTGTACGAGTAATGCTGTCTGATAACGGAGGTTTGTAGCAGCAGCATTGTAGGTACTAAGAGAGATGGAACCAGCAGTGTTAATGAAAGGCAACGGAGTGAAAGCATCTTGTACGGGCAGGTATGGTCCTGTGGTAGCGGTGGTTGTGTCAGCGGTACATCCTGGAGTAGGCTGCGCTGTCGCACCAGTACCGTTCAGGTACCCTACAGGAGAGTTGTCAGTGATTTGGGAAGTCATATAGACTGGGATGTCGAAGATATGACCGACCACTCCGTTATTAACTGGGTAATCCGCGTTGGTGTACCAGGTGTTGATGAACTTGTCAACTGCCAGTAATGCGTTGTACTGCTGGGGTGACACAATAAGTACACGGTCTTCCGCTGGGACATCGGCTGCATCCAAAATGGTTTTAGCGGTTAATATCGCACTATAGTTAAGTGGAGCGGGAGTACCAGTAAGAGTACCCGCGCCAGTGCCCGTTGAGTTGAAGATAACCTGTGATGAGTAGTTAGCCACCGCAGCACGGAGCGCAAGGACGCTATTGTCAAGGTCACGAGCAAGTGCGTACCCAGCTTCACGAGTATATTCCGCACGAAGACCATAATTGCTTTGGACATTGATTAAATCCTCCAACATGAAGGACGACTCTTTGTACTCTGTGATGTCAATGAAGTAGTCGTTCTCTGTACGGGCTTGCAGGTTAACAGGTGTCTCCGAAATCTTCCGGTTGACAGCTGCACGAGAGATGGATGGGATGTGGAAGCGGTCGCCCTTCTTACCACGGAAAGGAATTGTCTTAGCATACTTAGCTGCAAGGAACTTCTGGTCGCGGAAGCGCTTTACCTCCGTACCCCATAGCTCCGGTACGAATACATCACCCGTAGACTTGGTAATTGCCTGTCCACGGTACTGCCCTTGGAAAGTCGGTGTCGAGGGGAACGACATAATTTATTACTCCTAAGTGTATTTACTGAGTGTGTTCAACGTGCTTTAGGGCTGAAACCCTTTTGGCATAAGACATACGTTCGTTAACTATGTCTTCCGGTAGCTTGTGGTATCTACCATTCTTCTCGTCTCTTTTGTAACCTTTACCGTAATGTTTTTCAGCGTACTCAATAATTAGTTGAGCTTGCTCTTGTTTGTCAATTAGGTATGGTTCCATCAGTCGCAAGAAATCTACTGCCCTGTTACCCCACAAACTCCAGTCATACTTTTGCCTGTGATGCTCCTTTTGCTTCGTAGCTAATGGGACTATTTCAGTACCAGGAACCAGCAGAGTAAAGGGTTTCAAAGATTTAGGAGTACACATCGTTACCCTGACAACTACTTCTACAAAATTGCAGTTGTACTTTTTCTTTAGAGCGCAGTATCCCTCACCTTCAAACAATCCGGCACACCAGATTGTTAACTCAGTAGGGTTGCTTGGGAATGACATGTGCTATCCTCTAGTTGTGTGTTTATCGAACTAATCGAAACTATGCGCCCATATCGACTTGACCGTTAGCGTAAGCGCTAGCTATACGGTCGGCGTTACGGGCGTATTCCTTATTTGACATACCTTCAATCTGACTCTGGGTAAACTGATATCTCGACTGAGGAACGTCACCGCTACTAGACGACCTGTCAAATCTGGGAACCTGCTTCTGTGGCACAGCGGGCGATTGCTGTTGCTCTAATTGCAGCTTTGCCCAGATCAACTGAGCGCCTTCAGGGTTGTCTAGTTTTGCCTGCATCTCCTTCGGGTACTGAGCGAATCGCTCTTTCACCGCTGACATCCTGCGGTTAAACTCGGAACGGTTTACGTCCCAAGCTTCCCGTAGATTGTCCTCTTGCTCTTTACGAGACAAACGGGCAAGCGTGTCAGTAGCCTGCTTGAAGTCCATCCCCGTGTAGGATTTGAACTGCTCGGCAAATTCTGTGAACGCTTTGAATTGCGCAGGGTCTACCTGTACAGGTGGTGGCGTTTGCGTCGCAGGAGCATTAGGTACATCCAACATAGACAGGTCAACACCATTGACACTAGGAGCTTGCTGTGTCTCTTGTGACACATATGTCTTACCTCTGTCACGCGGGTCATTGCCGCTGTCCATTGCTGGGCGTTGGTTCCAGAGCAATTCGCCCTGTTCCTTCTCCATTGCTGGTTGGTCTGTTCCGGTGTTAACTGTGTCAGGCATATGTTATTGCGGTGGTGGTACTTGTTGGTCTTGTAAGTTTAGGTACGGACCTATGTCGATACCCGTAGCTTTCTTAGCCAGCTTTCGTCCTCTGTCTGCCATGAGCTGGTTTGTTAGTCCCGTTCTTACGTGGCGGTCTGCCAGCAGCGCCGCTAGTTGAGGGGAGTTTGCCCCGTTTAGCATCTGCATTGCCGCTTCCGTTGACCCGTTGCTTCCGTCCGAACTCGGCATACTGGGAGGCGTCCCCCCGGTGGTTGGTTGCGCCGATGAGGTCAAGGGGCTTGTGGGTGACGGTCCTTGCCCGTTTAGTGGGGGCTGCGATGAGCTTTGCGATGGTACACCTCCTTCTGGCGGTACAGGTTGAGCCTGCATGATGTAAGACTCTGGGTCATCAAAACCAAAGTGCTGCACTAGGTCATACAGTATTTTATGGTAATTGATGCTGTTCGCCATCTGGGGTATACCCGCTACCGCCTGCAAGAACTGCATACGAGACTGAATGTAGTTCTCCCTGTCGGTGACATAGTCTGCACCAATTGGCTTTAGACTATAGTCCATATTAAGCGTATTGGCATCTACTTTATAGTATGCATAACTTCCGGTCTGGTCGCCCGCAACGCGCACTACTTCGTCTTCTGTGACAAATTGCTGCATTAAGCGGAACACTTTCTTAAGTATAGGAAGTAAGCTAGTGTCTTCAATATGTTTATGGAGGTTTGACAACCTATTGCCGCCTGCATCTCTGAGGGCTTGAATCTCAGCCGCAGTGACTCGCTCTCCACTTCGTCCTTCACCAACGCTGACCATAGAGCCAGTTCCGAAGGCTTTGTCAATGAACTTCTCCAATACTTCTGTCTCTTCATAAGTTACATTCCACTGTTGAGGTAGTTCGACGGGCTGCAAGTCGGTATGGTCGCCGACAAGGAACACTCGCCCAGGTTCGGAGTAGACATCGTCCGGTGCTAACACTCCGTCTGACTTCAACGTGAACATGGAGTCTATACTTATCTCTAAGCTGTCTAGGCGCTGGTTCGTAATTATGTTTAATTCATGCAGCATTCCCATTGCTGGCTGGACGACACCAATGGCGTAAGGTGTCTGAGTCAGCGGTGTGCATGTTCCAACAATAAATGGCTTGCCGCACCAGTATGGGTTAGTCTCGAAGCGTAGAAGGTAGTCACCCATAACCGTAGCAACAACATCATGATATGTTACCCCAGAGAGGTTTATATTCCCCCAATATTCAAGAATCATCACCTGGTCAAGGAGGTTTGGTGGAGGCGGAGGCGTGACACCCTGCGCTATCCGCACCGAGTCCTGGTTACTGTCCGACTGGGTGTAGGGGAGCGTAGTCACTACGTCCGTTGGGCTGACCCCGGTGTAAAAGCCCTGTTCAATCAGGTTTATGACTTCAGCCTTGGTCTTGAGGATGCGTCTGATAAAAGTACAGTCGTTAGAGTCTTTCGCACGCGGCTCAAGAAAGCACTCGAACATATCAAGAGTCTCGAACTCTGGTCTGTTCATTACGACCTTTGTCTGCTCCTGTACCTCCCAGTGGGTACGCTTGTCAATGTCAAGCGTGAACTCGTCCATCACTGGAACTCTATTCTTAATGTTTTTCTTCCATTTAATGGCTTCATAACGCCACGGAAGCGCCATAACAGAAGTACCACATACCAGAAGCTGCCTAAGAAACTGTTCATAATGGCTTCTGAAATTCGCAGCTTCCAACTTATTAGCTACATACTTGCGAATGACACGGGCAACTTCAGCGTAACCCGGCTGTTCTGGTTCTACGTTAAACCATTCGTTATTTGGAAATGTAGCCGACATGAGGTATCCATGTATGGTTTCTACAGACTCGTAGCATTTACCCGTACTGATACGGTGCCGCCAGTCGCTATTAACGTTACCGACAGTCTTAATGGTGTGGTTGCGCTGGTCTGTTACAGCAATAGGCGTTCCTAGGTAAAGCATCCAAGCTTCGCGCCATGTGTCCTCTACCATAAGACGCTCGGTCATCAAGCGCTTATGCTCTGCTTTGACATAGCGGACAATGTCGTCGTCTACTTCTGGGTGGTCTGTACCGTAGGTGTCGGTTGTAATGAATTCGTTAGACATTAGTTATACGTAATTAATGTATTGTTTACCTAGACCCGCCGTACTTCATATTGTACTGTTTACGGGGAGTTAGTACGTGAGCCTTCTTAGGGACGGGACAAGCTACAGCCCTTAGCATTTCCATAGTGTCCAAGCAGTCGTCATGCGCAGTCTCTCTGGGGAAGTACATTATTTCGTCATGCAGTTCCTTTAACCTTGACAAATTGTTAGCAAGGTATATTTTATTGTTTGCAAAAAGTGGCTGTAATCCCTGCTCTATTCTGCTCTTCTTTGACCCACTCCTGCTGTCCGGCTTAATCTCTCTGACAACTAGGGGGCGACGCGACCTGAACTGTTCCTTAATACCATAGACTAGTGCTGCCTGGAAACCGACAACCTCAATGTGAACGGTATGCATGTTCCATTTGTCAGTGAGGGTGTATATGTGTTCAATGGTCTTCATTGGTGCAAACTTCCCAACAACCATGTCAACTATAAACATGTCTCTGTTCTCGTCCAGTCCACCAACGGTTATGCATGTATTGTCAGCGTCATTAGCCATACTGATTGCAGGGTCTACTACCAAGTACAGCTTGACATGTCGCGGGAAAGGTTCGTTAGGGACATAGATGTCTACCATCATGTCCTTCACTTCTACCCTGTCTATATGAAAGTACTGTATTTGGTCGGACCGGAGGACGCTCGTTTCGTCGGTAACAATACGGTTAAGGTACTGGCTAGCGAAGCGTCTGGCGGACAACCTAGCTCGTATTTGTCGCAGTACAGTTTCATTAAACTTTTCCTGCCATATGAAACCATAGTCAGCATTGACACCGTTTCTGTAAATGTTGCGCAGAAATGTGGCATACTCTAGCTCCTTCTGGTTGTCTATTAAATAGTGGTAGAAGTCGTTAGCGTCGTACCGTGTTCCGAGTACGACAATTTCATTGCCTACTTCCTCTTTGAAGACAACTGGTATTCCCCTCTTGTCTAAGTACTTACCAACAGAAACAGAGCGTGCTGGGTCTAACACGCTCTCTAAGTCTTGCGTCCAGTCAAACACGCGGTCTATCTTCACCTGACTTGACACATTGTCGAAGTCAACTATGTCGTCCAGGATGATAAGGTCGCAGTGGTTTCCCGTTGTCTTAGTCCCAACGGAGATTGCTAGCAGCGTCGGTTCTTTGAAGACACCAGGGCGCAACACCTGTAGCGCAGTGTTCGTCCATATCAGCTTCTTGTCTTCCGTCTCTGTGAAGTCTTGGCTTCGCCGCTTCCGTCCGGCTGCATCCATTACAGGTATTAATCTGCCACCAATGTGCGGTCTCGAATTCCATACCAGTTCTCCTAGCTGCGGGTCTTCAAGGTACTGTCTTACTTCCCGAATGAAACTAGTGGCGAGCTGTAATATATTAGTGCCGACAATAATACGTATGTCAGGGTTACGATAAATACGCCATAGAACGTACAACGTCGAGCAAACAGTTGACTTGAGGTGCCCTCGTGGCATGAGGACCAAGCGTCTTTTATTGCTGTAATAAACTTCATGGTTGTCACTATATTTATGTCCTCTTTGCGTACTAGTAACGAAGCCTGCTAGCTTCTTGTGTACTGTACCAAAATTGGTACGTCCGCCATGGAACTTAATGAGGTCTGCGAATTCCCATATGTCAAAGAGGGCTTTAATCTTTTGGGACTGCAACGCTTGCGGGACAACTTCGTTACTAGTTCGCTTCAACATTTGTTATGAGTAGTTAACGATTAAGGCAGTGTTAGAACTACCATAAGTTAACTGTAACTCTTTGACACGACGAAGCCTTTCAAGCAACATTCTAATGTTGAACTCCGTGCTGTTACCTGCCGTAAACGCTACAGTTGTCACAGCACCAGCACCGTTACTTGTTGCAGTAATTATACTTGGTTCGTCTACCAATTGGAAACCTCTAGCGCCCATGACAAGACCAATGCCATAGAACAGAGAGCTTGGCTGGATTGCTCCGGTCGGCGACAAAAGGGAACCGGACGCGGCGACACCAGCATTAAGGAACTGGTAGTCCGCGTCGGACATTGTAATAGAAAAAGCGGGAACTGTAATAGCCATGTGTTTATCTTCCTAGGAAACTACCGCCTGCTGGCGCGTTGTACGGACTATACGACGCTTGGAACGTCGGACCACGCAAGACCATGTTCTGCGCTTGGCTGCCTGCTACTGCCGGGTTAGCCTGCTGTGTAACGTCCTGCGTTAGGTTAGTCTGCTGCTGTTGTGCTTGAGCAGCATACTTCTCTTGCTCCATCAGGAACTGGTTTTGCGTCTGCTGGTTCTGCTGCGCCAGTTGTTGCTGTTGTTGGAGATAACTATTTATGCCTGACAACTGCTGTGTCTGTTGTTGTTGTAGCTGTACTTCTTGCTGTTGCCCCTGCAAAATGCTGTTGTACTGTTGTTGTTGCTGTCCATAGTCTTGCTGCAACACATTAAATTGGTTTTGCAAATTACCGACAAGCTGTTGCTGCTGTGCGTACTGCTGCTGCGCTTGGGTATTGAAATAAGACAGAATGCCACCAGTCTGCGCATTAAAAGCATTTAATATGTTGGATTGATACGCTCCCATTTGGTTTACCATGTCGTTCATTGACTGCGCTTGCTGCTGCTGCTGCGTCGCTAGCAATGACAACTGCTGCCCATAACTTTGTGACAATTGTGTCTGAAAGTCTTGGAACTGTTGCTGGTAGTTGTTCTGTTGGTCAGATAACTTATTCATCATATCTTGGTACTGCTGGTTAACCTGCTGCTGGTACTGCTGGTCAGCGTTAACCTGTTGCTGCAAAGCTTTGTCAGAGCTACCACCACCACCGCCCATTTACCTGCCCTCCAATCTGTCTGCTATATAAGTAGCAACTAGCACAACAACGCATATCGTGCTGGAAAGCACAATCCATTCGACGGGTTCCATTACGGTCCTCCCAGCAAGCTAGTCTTGTTTAAATTGACACGGGGGTTAACCATCTTAGCTGCCTTGGCTGGTTGGGCTGGCTTTAGTGCGGGTCTGGCTTTGGGCTGCTTTGGCTTGACCGATTTGTTCCCTAATGGATTGGAGCTGCGCTTTGCTGTAGGTGGCTTTCGGGCTTTCTTGCTTTGTCCCGGATTGGGTGTCGGTGCTGCTGCTCCCAACGCTGCCATCTGCAATGGATTCATCCCGCTGTACATCTACCGTCTCCTTTTGTCCTACCTGTATATAGGGCGCTGTGTTCTTGTTCCAATCTTCTATTTCTTTGACACGTTTATCGCGCTGGAGCGCCTCTTGTATATTCTTTTGTCGTCCGGCTTCGAGGTCGCGTAACTCTTGCATCCGCTGTGCTTGTACGGTTTCTCGATAGGCTTTAGCGGCTTGGTCGGGCTCTTCGTATTGCTGGTACATGCGAAGGAGAGCTGCAGGGTCAAGGTTTGACATTGTTTTTTATCTGCTCCACTGAACTTTGTATTTCTGACAAACGCTGTGCGTTTTGTTGGGCTTGGGCTTGTAGTTGTTGTATTTGAGCGCCTTGTGTCGCTACCTGAGCATTGAGGGTTACAAACCCTCCCACTGCTGTGGCTATTATTGCCATACTAGCCGCAATTATGCTGCCATAGCTGCCTATCGTGCTGGAAGCACCATTTGGTCTGTGCTTTAGAGCGTCTACTTCGGCGCGTAGCTCTTGTAGTTCGTTGCTATTGTTGTCCACTGCTCTACTCCATGTACTGCCCTACTACCATTGTTATGCATAAATTTGGTGGGTGTGTAGACGCAATTTATCGCCCACATTCCCCCCGTTAGCCTTGCTCTGCATAGGTTTGCGGTGCGTTATGCATAGGTATGCGTAGGTTTGCGGAGGTTTTGTGCGAATATACCAACTCTCAGCCCTTATCCGCCCAATTCCACCTACCAATGAGTAGGTAGTCAAATGCGCATTGCCAAATATAGGGAAAACAAAGTTATAATCCCGTTCATTCAGTTCATATTCAGTTTTACTTAGATATAGGGTGCTGTTTTGACAACTAACAGCTATGTCTACAGCTAGAGATGTGCAGCAATTAACTGTAACGAGTTGTAACGAACTATGGACGTTGAGATTATGCGTAGTTAATGTAGATGCATAGAGGACGAAGAAAGCAACAAGCAACTAAGAACTCTAAAACATACATAGCCCAGTTGAGCTACAGACATAACGAACTACTTACCGCAACTACCGTGTCAGTCGACCGCTACTAAGACGCAGAACGAAGAGCAAGGACTTAGTTACTACACAACTCAACACAGCCACGTATAAGTGCGACACGTTGTATTAAAGAACTCAACCAAGCAACAGAATGACTTGTTGTAATGGGACAAGAGCTACTAGCCGCAGTGGGGGAATACATGGTAGCAGCAATGAGGTATAACCTCTGCTCGTGCTGGCACTGGCTGTCTTGAGTTAGAAATAACTCACACACAACTACCCAATAGGTAGAAAGATGACACACACTACAGTTGATTACTGCGTTACTTGCCAAGGACAACACATTGCTTGCTGCGCTACAGAAGCAGACGCGCAACGAGTGTCAGGTCTAATGGTATGGAACAGACATTACTATAGCTGTGACATTACACAGCAACCGCGCAAGCATTACGTATAACAACAACACACAGATTAGTTAGGTAACACACATGCTGACAAGACAGGAGAGGTTCGCCTACTACTTAGAGGTAGAGTTCGACCTAGATGCATACGAAGACTTCTTGCATGACCTAGACCACGAAGAATTCATGACTGAAGTTAATGAGTTCGACGAATACTTACAACATCAACTAGCAATGAACAGGGATGGACACACATATGCAACGCAGTTATTCTGACACAACACAACGCAACCTAGATGCAATGCTCAAGTATGAACGGCGTCAATTACAGTTAGTTAATGCACAACACCAACTGCAAACACTGTATTGTATTGGTAGTTCAGTAGTTAAAGCCCATGTTACATAGCGTACTTCAAAGTAGCTTTACAATGTAACCTTCAATGGTTACATTGTAAAGTGGATATGTAGTATTGTCAACAGGGGTATATGTTTTAGTTACAGCTAATTAATGCGAGTGGCTGAAAGCCTTGCTGTGTAAGCATCGCATTAATCAACTGTGATTACAACACTCACAGGTCTATCGGTTAAGCAGGAGTAATGACACATGAATGAAGAACTGATTGCCGTACTGAAGAAGATAGCAGCAGAGCTAGAGCATCTTAATGACAGACTAGATAGCTTGGCTGGCATTGAAGACAGACTGGCAGGGATAGACCACACTACAGAGCGGGGGCTAGACAGAATACTCAATACGCTAGACAGATTAGCTGACGAGGTAGCAAACAAATGACTGACACTATTACTACACACCGTAAACAACTCGAAGAGATAGACAGACTATTAGACAAGGTGGCTGACGCTATGGCTACACTGCCTGAGTCACGAAAGATAGACTTACTCTTCACTGACTTACTCGACGTGAAGAAACGAATGCAGTCTATCAAGTTTGTCATCAACAAAGACGGGAACATACAGATGCTAGGGCATGGCGAAGCAATAGCTAAGGCGACACCACGCAAGCCACTGCATGACTTCGCTCCACGTGAAGAGTGTCCTATATGTCACCAGACAAAGACAGTTAAGCTAGGTAGAAACAGAGCAGGACAAACACGCTGGCGTTGCAACAAGTGCTGGAAGAACTTTGTACCTGACCTACTATACAAAGCAAGCTAATGGAAGCAGAGCAAGCATTCATGTTGTCCAAGAAACTAGACAACATGACAACAGCAGACAGACAACAGTCATTGCAGTTAATCATTGCAGAACTAGAGTCCATCACAGTATGGAAGGAGCGAATGGTATATGGCAAGAGCGAAACAAACTAAAGGTGAATATCAATTGACCAAGGCTGAATGCAGGCTGGAGCGTGTCATGCCATTTGAAAATGGCGATATGACACAAGCAGTTGAATACTTGCTTGACACTATGGAGACACAGAACGACAGCATGTCAGAACTTATCTACGCGCTGCACGCGACTCTACAACGTGTCAAGAAGTTAGAGAATGACATAGAAGTCATGCGCTTAGTACCACGCTCCTAGGGCGCTGCTATGCGCCAGCATGATAGCTGCGAAACGACCAAGCGTTTTTTGACGCAAAAAATTTGTGACACATTTAAGTATTGGTTTGTTTCAAATCAGACAATATATGTCTATTAAATACTTAGCTATTGATATCGATTCATCGGTAGACTGATAGGTATTTAGTAGTATATAGAGTTTAGTAAGGAGTAATAGGAATGACACCCCATCAAATGGATGAGTTGCTTAAGAAGCATGAAGACAGACTAGACGCCATACGTGAGTATGTCATTAGTCTAGAAGACCGCATAATAGAGCTAGAAGCTATAACAGCGAGGTTATATAGTGGCAGCTCAAGTAGACTACGACATAGACCCGAATTCAGTGTCACCGAATTTTCTGGTTAACATTTACGTTAATGGCAGTACGGTGTACACTGGAACGTTTCCGACACAGGCAGCAGCTCAAGTCTGTGTCAACTCTTTTTTAGCCCTAGGCACTCCAGCATACGGCGGCACGGGTACAGCTGGTAGTGTCGGTGCCACAGACACAGAAACTGTTGACTCATCGTTTATAGCTAATGACACACAGAATACAGACGTAGTAGCTTCGACAGATAGCGAAGCTATTTCCCAATAGGAGGTTAACCATATGTCATTGAAAGTACAGCAAACAACTATAAACGGTGCGAAGGTAGTTGTCATAGCTGACCGTAATGGTGGACAAGTAATCCATGACGCTACTTATGCGGCTAGGATTGCTGCGTTCCCTGTTGACCCAACAGCAGCGTTTCAAATAACGTCACCAACACAAGTGTCAATACCAACGACAATTGACGAAAGCAGGACGCGCCTCAACATGAATTTGAGGCTCAATGATTTGCCTCCTGTAGTTAAGCACTCGCTATAGGGGCGAAGTAATTATAGTTGATTAATACAGAGCTACTGAAACCCTTGTCCCGCAAGGGTTTCGTAGTATGTACATCAATCAACTGTAATGAATGATGTACTGAGTTCAGAAATCCTAACTTTCAATTTACGTAATAACACGGAGCGATCCATATGAGACGCGCATTCCCGATGATGATGATGTTCTTGGCTGTGCTATTTGCTACACCCAATGCGGCTAAGGCAGACAATCCAACACAAGCTATGCTTGAGATTATGACTAGTTACTGTAATGCAAGAGAACAAGGAGTAAGCCGCGACCAATTAGACAGAGCGTTGTCTGAATACATGTTGCAGGGGAAGATAGACAAGAGCGCGTTTGACACGGTGATGGTGTTGGAGACACGCGCAGAACAGTTCGTTTGTCCTGAAGTAAATAACAGCAGCTACGACCCAGGCAGGCTACACGGTCATGCAATGAACTACGCTAATGAACAGCAGTACATTCATACCAAAGCCTGGGAGTATTAACTATGGCTAAATACCACGCTGAAGAAGGTGTCAATTACGAACGTAACTTTCTCATTGCCTACGCTAATGTGCGCAATGCTGAAGGTAGGTGTGTCAATCTCATACTAGAGTCAATGGAACTGGACGGTGTTGAGTTCGACGGTGACATCTTCTGCGAGGTGATACGAGACAAGCAACACAAACAATACAAAGTTAGTTGTTGGTTAGACGAGGGGAATGAAGAAGATGGAAGCGGACCAACCTTATGACGGTGCATCAATTACACGTCCTTTCTGTACCATTAATCAGTTTGTCCTTGAAGACGACCTCGACCCGCTCGAAGCATTAGCTATAGAGCAGACACTATACCAAGGCTGGCTGGCGCACAGACTACCGCAAGTTATTATGCCTGGTTGTCGATATGAAATAGATGTAGTTCGTACAGTGGATGACAGCAAGCTACACAAAGTAGAGTGGACAAACAACCAAGCAATTGAGACACATGGTAAACGTGTCACATATACATGCATTATTAAACCCCAGGAGGTTGACCTAAGTGAACGCCAACGTTAAGGTATACGACATCATCATGCTGGCTAGGTTGCGTGGTATTAGCAAAGAACTACGCAACGCTATGGGTCATGCAGCAGCACACGGTGACAGAGAACTGACAGACCAACTACTTTATGTCAAGATGGACATCGACAACATAACTTATTGGATGGAAAAGCAGCAGTGTAGTGACCTATACAAACCGCTGGCGTCTCTACCTTTAGACTGATAGATTCATAAGTTTGTTTAAACTTTGTAATAATTCTTAAGTAGGTGATGTAGAATGCTAGTGATTACAGAACAGACTGAGCATAGGGATTCATTCATGGCTTCGATAGAAAGGCTATTGCCTCCATTAGACCTAAACGATGAACGAGCGTTCATTGACACCTACCAGAACAGAGCAGTCAAAGATAAAGAGACTACCATTACTTTCAGCGAGCTACTGGAAGCTGTCAGGAACAGTGAGAAACTTTTTGAGCAATACCCAGTTGACGTACGCAATGTCAACAAGCTACTCAAGTCAATCTTCATTGAAGACGAATGGTTGATGCAAGACCCACTCATAGCTTGTATTGACAGCAAGTATTACCTGTACGGTGGGCGTCATAGAGTAGCAGCCATCGCTAAGTATTTCGACTCTCAGGTTAAGCACTATGCTGACAAGAGGCAGGCTGAGTACTTGATGAACATGATGCTGGTCCGTGTCGAGATAACAAAGATAGAGGACGAAGGAACTCTACTCCGTTTGATACAGGCGAACAATGCCAGCAGAATCATGCGGAAGCCAGAGTTATATCACCTGCAGTATCAGGCTTTAGGTGGAGACGCTGGCGATCATCAAGTAGGTAACGTAATACTCAATCGGGACATACTACCGTCAGATGCTAGACACTTGTCTGGTCAAGCTTTCGTGAGGAGGAGCCACCCCAAGCTACAGAACGTAACCAAGCAACAGATTGCGGAGTACGTGGGAGCTTGGATACTATACGATAAGTTGCCCGGTGACAGATTGAATAAAAAGCTGGAACCTAATGTCAATGCCGAAGCTTACAACGTCTTGATGGATATAGCTTGGGACAAGCTTTGTGAAATCGTAGAAGGCGAGAATGTTCTAGGCAGGAATGCCAGACAGCTAGCACTCGAAGTCATAGAGCAAGTAAAGGAGGCAGTGGCTGAGACAGCCCCAAAACACCAAGAGCTAGTAGGCGCAGGAAACAGCAAGGGCAATAGCTTCTAGCTCGCTGATTAAATGATTAGGGATAGGGGTATGGAGTACGAGACTATTGCGGCATGTGAATTCTTTGACACATCCAGCACGATAGATGAAGAGTGGTATCAGTTCATTGAACAACGAGATTACAACGACGACTACCTAGAGGATTGTCTAACAGCTAACGGATTGGACATCGATTTAATCCTTTCCTAAAAGGAAAAACGGTACATGCTCCTGTTAGACATGTACCGTTTATGACAATTGATAGGGATTAGCCCAATTGTATCACTAGCAACAATGGTGATGTAGTACGTCCAAGTGGTCCGACGCGGGCTTGGGTGTATTTGTTATGCCTGCTTCAGCGTTAGCCATTTTGTCTTTGCCTTGGTAGCGATAGCCAACTGAGTGGTCGATGGCGTGACCGCCACTAGCTAACACTGGTGTACCGTGTCCGTCACGCGGGTCGCGCTTACCGTAGCTTGCGTCTCCACCACCACCGCCACGAATTCCTACGCCAGCCTTAGCGCCCTTATAGTCTGACTTGGGCGCTCTGCCCATCCCTGACTTAGCCATACCTTAAATGCTCCATAATGGTCTACTACGCTTAGTCTAACCGACTAGGCGTTTTTTCATGCAAAAATTTTATGACCCAAAGGAGGGTCTGTTATGTGTGCATTCAACGTAAGTAATTTCCTCAGTGATGATAGTAACGATGACGACGAAGAAAAAATCGGTGAAATTTGGCAAATTGCTAAAACAGACTATGAGAGGTACGTTTCAGACGCTTATGATAAGGTAAAGGTTCTAGGTACTAGTGCTAAATTCTTGTATCTAAACGATTGGTGGAAAATGACAGGACTGCCAGAGTATAGATACGCAAAGAGGCAGCTGATTGATAACTTCGTAAAGTCACTAGATTACGACGAAGAAACCAAAAGAGTTGGGGGGATACACCTGAAGTACAAGACAACATTAGCCTGCATGAAAAGTATGGTGATGATGTCTAAAACAAAAGAGGGCTATGAAAGTAGACTGTATTTTCTCCACTGCGAAGAACAAGCCATCATAAACGCAGGGCTACTGGAACTTAAGACGGAGGAACTAGAGGCGTATAAGGCAAGAGTAGAAGAATACCCTAACTTAGCAAAGTTGTTTGAACAGGCACAGAATGACCCTAAGCTGTTGGAGGACAAGGAATATTACAGCGTAAGTCAAATTCTGAAGTACTACGGCTATTCAGTCCTGATACGTCCTAAGTCCATAGCAGTAAAAGTAGCTGGAGCTTACGAACATCTATACGGTACTATGCCAACTAAAAAGAATAACTCCAGGGCTAGAGGGTTTTCGTACCAGCGTAAGGATTGGTTTATAACTGAGTACATAGCAGACGCGTTAATCAGAAAGTACGAAAAACTGACAGGGAAACAAGCTTGTTGGAAGGGCGGTTTTCTACAATTAATGTAGGTCAGCAATAATGGTAGTAGTCCTCTACTACTCCCCGTAATGGCTACTACCCTTGTCGGCATCATCATCTTCTGCGACAACACTGCTGACCTAGAGACGGTTCGCGGTCAGGTTGTCACCATGATTAACCAGTCACCATCTAAGTTTGTTTACTATGACACTGAACTCGTTACTGGAACAACTCACCCATTTGCTTTGCTTGGTGGTACTGGTGGCGCTCAATATAGCACTAGCATGGGAAACCAACAGCTCAACCAGACTGTCAATCCCTCTGCTGGTCTGTACGTCGGTCCCGCTACTAGCACTGCTGGCTTGCCGTCGGGCGGATACATAGCCCGTGTCTACTTCCGTAACAAAGCTGACGCTGACACCTTCGTTGCTGCTCTAAGTCTGTGAGAATTAAGCGTACTGACCGCATTGAATACAAGGTTCATGAACTGGTGCTTGGTGAACCGACTAAGCGCCAGCAACGTTTCTTGCCTGACAACGTTCAGATATACGCTGACCTAGACAAGCCAGTGTCAGAAGAGTACTTCATGGTGCTATGCAACTGGATTAGAAACCTAGAGCGCAAGCACTATAAGAACTGCAAGTTTGACCTAGACGAAACGTTAGACCGTGTGTCAGAGTTCCTGCAATATGCCAGAGAAAACAAGCACATGACTGGCGAATGGACTATGGCTACTTGGCGTATCCAGTTCGCTAAGGTCGAGACACTGCGTGAACTCAAGAAGCTAAACATAGATGTGTTTGACCAAGAGTTGTCAATCACTGACAAGCTCCGGCATCCCATGACACGTTGGTTTACTAAGTTGTTTGCACTAGCAAGACGTATGTCTAACGCTGGTGTTCCCATGACAATGGAAGCTATAGCCGACGAATGGATGAAGGACGCGCGGAACAAAGGCGGATTAGCACGGGAGAACTTCCTAAGACAGTATGCTAGATGGTCACTCGTATTACTCGAATGCGCCCACACAGAACGAGCATGGGCAGAGCGCAGTGTCACAGATGGATTTGGTCACGATATTGGCGGTAAATTCTACACGTAGATTCCGGTGGCTAGTCAAGCTAGGCTGCTGGAGACTAGGTATACCGATACCCGCAGCGTGTCATTCCGCCATTGTCATACGCGGCGATGTGTATGAGCTGACCGACAGAGGTATATATAAGCACCCTGGTCGCAGCTTCTTTGACGACATGGGTTATGAACTCATACGCGCTCGGACATTTGTCACACCCTACGGCGCGTTATGGATAGATAGAATAAGGACACTTGCTCTTGCAGGAACTAGGCTAAGATATACAGACGTTCTTCGCCTCTTTCTAGGCATAACCCCGCAAGGACTACTCTGCACATCATTTGTCCAAGCCGTGATGGGGCTGCCCTTGTCACCAGTACCACCAACACCAGACGAACTAATCGAACAGGTCATTAACTATGAGCGACAACATCAGAGCTAGGTTGGTCAAGGAAACTAACGATACTGACATCTTGATGTGTATAGATGTACCCGTGCGTCCTATTGACGGATTGCTCAACTTGCTGCCAGAATACCTACGTTTCGGTTGGTTCGTTCCGCAGAACAAAGAAATCCCAATAGTCATCCATGAGACTAATAAGATTTATGTTGTGTTGGAACTGGATGACGTTAGCTAATATCACCAAATTATGACAATTGAATTAGGAGATAAACACCGTGGATAGGAATGACAGCCGAGCGGTGTCAAGGGAGCGCTGTCCTGAATGCGCCAAGCTAGGGCAAGACACCAAGGGCGACAACTGCATTGTCTATTCAGACGGTCACAAGCATTGCTTTGCCTGTGACTGGCATCAAAGTTCAGACGGCGACATTAGCTGGAAGACTAGCTACAAGCCACCGCTAGACAACGGCGCAATACCTGACATCCAGTCCAGAGGCTTGACAAAAGCAACCTGCGAAAGGTTTGGTGTCAAGATAATGGCAGCGCTGGACGAAGACGGCGACCCTATTTACACTAAGATTCCGGGCGCTACAGATGCTGACTGGGAGATTAAGTACCAGGGAACTAGTAAGCTCATGTTCCCGTACTACGACGCTAAAGATTTAACTACGCTCCGCACCGTTCACATCAGAGACTGGAGCAAACCAAAAGACCAAGGCTATCCATTCGACACGAGGAACGGCGGTAGCGTAGCTGAAATATCATTCTTCGGTTTGAACTGCCTTAACACCAAGTCTGACACCCTTGTCATAGTAGAGGGCGAGACTGACACCATGACCATCGCCCAGATGTTCCCCAAGCTGGCGGTGTTGGGATTCCCCGGCGGAGCTGGTGTCAGGTGGGCGACGAGGAGTGCTGATATATTCAGTAGCTTCAAGAGGATTGTCATCCTGACAGACAACGATCATGCTGGTGACAACTTCAAGCTGGAGTTGTCCAAGAAGCTGCCAGAGGAAAAGATTTATATAGGCAAGTACCCTAGGGGCTACAAGGACGCTAACGACGTCCTGGTAGCCTACAACAAACTGTCAAGGGCAGAGTCTAAGAAGGAGCTGTTTGACGAACTAGAGAACGCTATTAAGTATCCTGCAAAGCTGACACCGCCATTGATTGTCCCGCCAGAGCAGATGCGGAAATCGTTCTATGACAGGTGGCTGTCAAAAAAGCCCAAGCCCAAAGGGATAAGGACAGGATACCCGGAACTGGACGAAGTGACACATGGTCTTAAGCCTGGGTTCCTGTATGTCCTGGCAGGCGACACAGGCGTCTGTAAGTCCAGCTTGATAGAGAACATCGCCCTAAACGCAGCGCGTCTCAGTGGTGTCAAGAGCATGTTCATATCTACAGAGATGGGCAACGACCAAACCTTTGACCGGATCGTACAGGCTGACACTGGGCTACCGTTTGACAGAGACATGTTTTTCGACCCAACTCCACACGCTGAAACGCTGAAGAAGAGCGTTGACTTTCTGTCGGAGCTGATAACATTCCGAGACCAGGGGCCGAAGATTAACACTGACAAGGTGATGGCTACCATCGACGAGGCGGTAGACAACGGTATCAGATTGATACTAGTTGACCCAATCACTGGTACGACAGATACTGCGGATGACTATGGATGGGCTAAGCTTGAAAATTTTATGAAGGAGCTGAAGGCCAAAGCTATAGCCAGAGACATTCCTATTGTCACAATCAGTCACATAAGTAGGAACGGTACTAAGTCCGGCAGTGTGCCGGAAACCCAACACTTAAGAGGGTCAAATGGCATAGGTCAACAGGCAGACTTCATACTGGCTATAGGACGGGACAGAGAAACTCCAGTGATAGAATGCGTTGTCAAGAAGCTGGACAGGGTTACAGGTAAGTCCGGTAGCTGGAAACTATACTTAGAAAATGAACGCATTGTTAGCAAGTCTGACGTTCCCTCTGTCCTTGAAGTAAGACATGACAAACCAGCAGTCAAAGCCGACACCCCAAAAGAGACCGACCAATGCGAGACGGGAAGGGCAGTACCGGAGCAAGTTCGAGAAGAAGATAGCGGAGTGCAACCCTTACCTAGAGTACGAGACGATGACACTCCGGTATACGACATCCCACGACTACCTACCAGACTGGATTATCGACAGGTCGCGGGCTGTCTTGTTGAACAAGGAGCTGAAGCACTTGCACGACTTATCACACCAACGCCGGAAGACATTCTCGCTGGCAACTACGCGACGCTCCGAATCATGTACAAAGACGGAAGCGAACCAAGCCCACCAAGAGACAAGTGTCAATTCACGGAAGCGTTCAGCGCCGTCAACCAGCCTGGACACATCTATATGTTTCATCGAGGCAAAAGGATTGCTGTCATCCGAGGACAGGAAGAAGCTCTTAGCTGTCAAGCGTTGCCACCCGACAGCGGACATCAGACTGGTACTGATGGAGCCTTACCGGAAACTGACGAAGGCACCGAATAGCAAGACCTACGCTGACTGGTGTGAACTACACGGCTTCCCGTGGTGCGAAGGACCATACATTCCTACTGAGTGGTATTGGGATTATGACATGTGACAAATGGGAATTGCTTGGCATCTATGACGACAGCGACTTGACTGACACTGTCAAAGGACTTATTGACGACGACATCCCATACAGAGTAGCCACGCGAGGCGGGCGCTATCACATCTATACGCTTGTCTGTGGTGTAGAATAGCGGATGTAAGCAAGGAGAGTTGTTTCTTTCCCTAGCGGCGCTTCTGGTAAACGTGATTCCCCAGAGCATCGACTAGGGATTTTTTCATGCAAAAATTTTATGACCAAAAGCAAATGGAGGGCAAATGAAATATGTTGTTATCGACCTTGAGACAGACGGTTTGGGCAGGGATTGCAATATACATTGTGTCGGCTTTGCTTGTAGAGATGGTAATGAAGTTAAGAGCTACTGCAAACCTTGGAATGAAGGAGGACGGGACCTTGTTATTTTCTGGCTCACTATGGAAGACGCTGTGTTTGTTGTACATAACGCAGCTTTTGATATTGCTGTTCTGCGTCAAAACGGTATTAACATACCACCAGGACGCTACGTCTGTACATTCGTCATGGCATACCTCACGGACCCTGGATGCATTGACGGGCATAGCCTTGAGCGCTGGGGCAATGTAGTAGGTTGTCCTAAGTCAGACAAACCTAAGAGCTTTACATCTCTTACACAGGAAATGATGGACTACTGCCGTCAGGACTGTGTCACTACACTCAAAGTCTTCGAGTATCTACAGGGTATATACACCCGTAACGAACGTCTGCTAAACGTCTACAACCGACTAGAACTACCATATGTCGAAGTTGTAATGGCTCTGAATAGGACTGGAATGTATGTAGACCAAGCGGCGCTTGAAGAGTTGGACAAGGAACTTACAGCATTAATTGCAGCTAATGACAAACAACTCATAGCTGAAGCTGGACTCGTGCCGACAAAGGTTAGTTGGAACTATGAATACCAAGTCTATGTACCTGAAGAGACAATTTACCGTAATGGGGTGTATCGTAACCCTAAAAACCTTGAAAAGTACAAGTGTAACCCAATATATGACCATTGCCCGTTGGGACTCATTAGAGCGTCACAACCTGAAGTCATAGCATGGCTGCTAATGCGACGAGGCTGGAAGCCAACCATATTCAGTGACAATGGCAAGCCAAAGCTGGACGAGAAAGTGATGAAGGCAGCACAGAGCAAGTTTGACATAGTGTCACTCATTATGGAGAACCGCAAGCTGAACAAGCTCAAGGGAACATATGTCGACACTATGAAGGAGATGTCAGCCAAGGATGGGTTTGTCAGAGGACAATTCAACCAGTGTCGGACTGACACGACTAGACTGTCTAGTTCAGAACCGAATATGCAGAACATTCCAGCACGTTCTGAACTGGGTAAAAAGATTAGGAAGTGCATCATAGCGCCTCCTGGCTTCAAGATGGTTGTCGGGGACTTAGACCGCATTGAGTTAGTAGTACTGGCGTACTATCTAGAGCAGTTCACCGGCGACCATGGTATGTCAGATGAGATACGCAAGGGGACAGACATACATGCCTACAACGCTGCTCGCTGGGGCTGTACTCGCGACCAGGCTAAGACAGTCATCTTCCTAATCAACTATGGTGGCGGACCCAGCAGGCTAGCTGGTCAGCTAGGCATTAGCCGCGACGAAGCTGAAGACATCATGCGCGGTGTCCATGAAGCCATGCCGTCGCTCAAGACTTTAATGGAGGACACCATAGACTATACGTTCAGGAACAACTGCATTCTGAACGACATTAGCGGGCATTGGCTGACATACAAGGAACTGCGGAGCAACGACGAGGCTTTAGAGTCGTCTGCTCGTAGGCGTTGTTTCAACGGACTCATTCAAGGAGGTGCAGGGGCAGTATTCAAAGAAATGCAATTACGCATATTCCCGCTGATGATATCGCTGGGCGTGTTGTATTCATGCGTAGTTCATGACGAATTAGTTCTGTATGTTCCAGAATACTGTGCGTCAATGGTTGTCGAATTACTGAATGGAGAAGTACCGTCTCAGGACATACTTGTCACAGATAGAGGACCAATTCCTATAAGAATTGACTTTAAAATTTATGACAACTGGGGAGACGCGAAAGGATAGTTATGTTATAACTGAATCACTTGAGGGGAATTAAGCAATGTGGGAACCTGAAAATAACCTTGTAATTCCGGTGGAAGACCGGAAGAAAAACGCTGAGCTAGATGTCAGACCGTATGCAATGAAGACACCGAAGGGCTTAGACTACCTGCCATGGTCAGTGTCAGCAACATTACTTTACAAGTACAATTCAAACCTTGAAGTTGGCTACGACGAAGATGAACATGGAAACCCGTTCTTTGTCACACCATTCGGTTGTTATATTCGGGCGTACATATTCGATAAGGTTGCTGGGAAGCGAACACCAAGCATGGTATTCCCTTGTCGAATTGACAGACTTAAAGGTGAGTCGTCTACCGACTGGGCAAACAGACATAGAACTGACACTAACATGTCACTCATTGGTAACGACTTGCAGAGAGCTTTTGCGAAAGTTATTGCAAAAGAAGTAGGTTTCGGTTGGTCACTGTACAGTAAGTATGACGAGTCTATTGACGACGAGTTAGATAAAGACACCAAGGAACTACATGAAACGAGACCAGTTGCAGCTGCCAGAAAGTCAATTACCCGTGCAGAACTATTCTGACCTTAAAGAGAAAGTGTTCCTAGACTACATACACGCATTACGCGTAACTAATGTAGAACTGGAACTGGAGAACAAACAGCTACGAGACAAAATTGAACGGTTGACAGAAGAGAACGTAGTGAACGAAGAAAAATACCTGGAAAATTAGGACGGTAATTATGGCTAACAAAAACCCTGACCTGACTGGCTTCATCTACCTCAAGAAAAACAAGGGCATAGAAGGTTCCCCTTGTCTCAAAGGCTTCATCAAAGTCCCTCTGTCTTTCATTGACCGCTTCACGCACGAAGCCGACGAAGAAGGAATGGTTATGCTAGACGTAGCATTGTGGCATACCAAGAACAACGCTGAAGCCGTAGCTGGTAATGTGACACTGACTTACTCAGCACAGCAAAAGGAAGCTGCTCTTAAGTCTCAGTCCACTGCTAAGTCCAACGGCAATGGCAAACGTAAGTACCAAGATGAGGAGCCTATATTCTAATGGACAAGACAGCTTACGCTTACCTAGCAGAATGCATCACTTGGTTGTCAGAAGGCAAAGAAGAGGTAGGACAGCACGTTAACGTTCAGTATACGAAGTTAGTGTCTGAGTCCTTTTATAAACAGTTCTGCCACAAAGAGGGCAGTCATACAACCATCCGTGTCAGCTCACTAGGTAAGCCAGCTGTTCTCCAGTCCATGAACGTGTTGGGTTATAACGACGTTCCGATAGACTTGCTGTCCAAGTACCGCTTTCATATGGGCGACACATTTGAAGCGTACCTGATTGTCATGATGGACTGGTACTTTAGAACTAACTATAACCTCAAGCAGTACGCCCACCAAGCAGAGCTAGAGTTCAACGGCATTACTGGACACATAGACTTCGTACAGGAAACTCCAGCAGGAGCGGTTGTCATAGAAGCCAAAACTATGAATGACAACTACTTCCAACGCTTCACGAAAGCTCCAGACGACAACAGAGGGTATGTCACGCAGCTAGCAATCTATTCGCACTGCTTGGGCATACCCGCTTTCTGGGTAGCTTTCAACAAGGGAACACATGAATTAGCTGTAGTTGCACCTGAACCTAACGTCACAGAAGCAGCATTAATTAGAGCTAATAAAGTCATACCTCCTCTGAAGGAGATACGGAAGGTAGAGCAGATATGGAACCACTTTTCAGCTCCACCACCCGTCCCAGAAATCTACCGGAAAACCGAGACCGGACTTTATATGGTTCCAGAGTCAATGCGTTACAGTCAGTTCTCAGAGATGTTTTATGCCATAGGTTACGGTAAAGACAACTATGGACGACAAAAGCGCTATGTAGTGGAACCATATTACAACGATGCTACAACTGCTACAAAAATTTTGACTGATATGGGATACAGCGTCATATGAATTACGACCCGTACTTTGCAATAGTTACGCTGCACAGACCGATAGACGCACAACGCACGGCTTACTTAGCCATGCATCAATGTTACTCTGACCACCATGTAATTGAGACACATTTGGATTGGGTGAAGTGTGGAGAAATCGTTGTCGACAGATTGCTTAAGGGAAATAGAGGACATTATAGCCCGCTCGAACATTGTCATATCGTATTGTCCTGCGGCTACTTCCCCCATAGCATGGTGCAACAGCTTACTCGCCATCGCCTACTTAGCTTCTCGGTTCAGTCGTTCCGGTACACATCTGAGTCGGTTGTCAGAGTGGCTCGTGGGGATCAAAAACTAGAAGAGGTATTTTATACCCGTCCTTTCGACCAGCTTTACACCAATAGACAAGGTAAGAAGTATATCTATACTGCTGAAGACGCTGCGCTAGATAAGACTTTTTTCATGGATTTAGCTTTGGACTATAAGCGCAAACTTGATCTAGGAGTGTCAGAAGAACATGCTCGCAACCTATTACCTATGGACATCCGTCAGCATTTTGTTATGTCTGGCAACTTACGGTCTATGCTGCACATCCTCGACATGCGACACAAACCAGACGCACAATACGAAATCCAAGAGTTCAGCCGCCTGCTCCATAAAGAATTGACGGGCTGGGTGCCTGAAATTATGGGATGGTACGATAGACAGAGACTGAACAAAGGAATGCTAGCACCATGACAAATGATGGACACACTGTATGGACTGACTTCCGGTTAAACCG